ATAGTAAGACGACACTATACCGAAGATGATGTTGAGAAAGCATACTATCTTCAAAATAAATTTGAGAATGTTTCTACTATTGCAAAAGATAGTTGTTTTCATTTTCATTATATGGGCGAGAAAGAAACAAGGGACTATGACAACAATGTCAAAATGGAACAAGCAACCATTGAGAAACATTTTGATTTTAGATTAAATGGCGACTTTGATACTAACAACAATTATTCTTCTTCAAGAGAATATTCTTATGGTTATGCTTTGTTTCGTGATGAACTAAAAGCACAAGATGATTGCAACCCAGATATTTTGATTGAACAAGAGGGCAAAGATAACAACCCACACAAAACAAAATATACTGACAATAACAATAAGTATCTTGGTAATGATGATAGTGGTTATGGCAAACAATGGAATGAGAAATACCAATTAGATTTAATTGGTAGAGATTATTGTAGAGATAGGTCTATTGCTTGTACTGAACAAGAGTTTAACTTTTTAATTGAGTGGAAAGCACAAAAGGGAAGATTTGTTGTTGCACATCAAAAATGGATTAACTCTATTTTAGACCAGATGAAAGAAATTAAAGTTGGTCTAAAAGGTTATAAATATTTAGACGAGGCATTGGAACTTTGTACTGAACTTGGTTTAAATATTACTGACGCAGAAATAATTAGAACTAACTCTACTGGACTTGTTATATATAACCCTAAAAATCTTGCAGAAAGAATTAAGGGTATGAAGAACAAAAATCAATCAAGAGCAGATAAGATAAAAGCGAGGTTATTATACGAAAATAATAATGCAGAAAGTGTAAATTAACTATTGACACCCTATCCTATATAGTATAGGATAGGGTTAGAAAGCGAGGAAAGTATGAATAACAACAAAACATTTTATATTACTTATTGGGCAAGTAAGCATAAAAAACACATCACAAGACAAGGTAAGCACGACGAAAAAAGCAGATATGGAGTAGCCAAAAATGGAACTCCTTATTATGTTTATTATGATTTAGACGCACATGGATATAGAACTGCGACTACATCTTGGAAAGTGAGGCATTAATGTTTCACGCAATATTACTTGCAATAGGATTTGCAGTTTCTTTTGCACTCTTATTTTTTGGGATTATCATTGCAATACATGCTAACACTTGGCTAGGATTATTAATTTCTGCAGTAGGATTTATTAAATTTTGGTCTTATCTACCGGAGTTACAACAATGACTCATAATTGGTGTCATGGACCAAGTTGCCATGAGAAATCTACATTAGATAGGATAAGAGGTAGCAAAGGTAATAAGGTATTAAGGACCAAAAGAATTGCATTGACTCAATGGAATCAAAACAATGTCTGGTCCCACTTTTGTAGCCAAGGTTGTTGGAATGACTTTATGAATAAACATTGGATTCAAGCCATTGCACTAGAGCCTAGACGAGAGCCACTAGTAACACCTATCAAGGACCCTGTAAAAGACTCATCAAGGTATTATAATCAATGGAACATTGAGAAGAAAGTGGGTTGACAATGCTTGACTTATCCTATATGATCCCAGAAGAAAGCGAGGATAATATGAAAGTAAAATACCCAAAAGGAATATACAAAGGACCAACAAACAAAAATGCCTTTGTAAGATATCAAGATAAGACATACACAATACCAGAACCATTTACTAAATGTTTCTTTGGTGCTGATCCTACAAGAGAACTAACAATACATAATAGGTTTAGTGATGAAACATTTCAGCAGTCGTGTAAGTTGCCAAGCTTTGCAGTTGCTATTTATGATACAATCATTGGTGCAGAAGCAAGTGAAGATTATAAACTTATGCAAAAGGGAATTACTTGGTTCCAAAAGAATTTCCCTAATCAGTACATGACATTATTAGATTAACTCCTTAACACATACCGAGTCGCTTCGCGACTCGGTCCACCCAGCTAGTAGCTTGGTACTTATTTATTATATTAATAGAGGTACCAGATCGATTCCGAAAAAAGTAAATTAGTTATTTAGTAAAACCCTTTTATATAAAAGGGGTCCCACAACTCTAGGTTGAATTGCTTGATTTAGATAGTTAATGATGGTAAAAAACGTTTTGGTACCATAAGAGTTCTTATGCAAAATATTATAAAAAAAATTTTAAAAGAAAAAGATATAGATAATTTAGACCCTGAAACTAGACGTGAACTAAAAAGATATTTAGTGCAGCTAGATCAAAAACAAAAGCATACTAAAATACAAACAGATTTTATGGCTTTTGTAAAACATATGTGGCCTGATTTTATTGAAGGTGAACACCACAGAATTATTGCAGAAAAATTTAATAGATTACGAAGCGGTGATCTTAAAAGATTAATTGTAAATATGCCGCCAAGGCATACCAAATCTGAGTTTGCATCTTTTTTATTACCAGCCTGGATGATAGGTGACCAACCAAAATTAAAAATTATTCAAGCAACCCACACAGCAGAACTTGCTGTAAGGTTTGGTCGTAAAGCAAAACATTTAATGGATAGTGAAGAGTACAAAGAAGTATTTGACACTAGGCTTATGGAAGACAGTAAAGCTGCTGGTCGCTGGGAAACAGAACAAGGCGGCGAGTACTTTGCAGTTGGTGTCGAAGGTGCTGTAACAGGACGGGGTGCTGACCTATTAATTATTGACGACCCACACTCTGAACAAGATGCTATGTCCAAGAAAGCATTAGACCGAGCTTACGAATGGTACACAGCAGGTCCACGACAACGTTTACAACCAGGTGGTCGTATTGTTTTGGTTATGACACGTTGGAACAAAGGAGATTTGACTGGTATGTTACAAGCAGCACAGAAAGAACCTAAAGCTGACCAATGGGAAGTAGTAGAGTTTCCAGCTATCCTACCATCAGGTAAACCTGTATGGCCAGAGTACTGGGAGCTAGAACAATTAGAAGCAGTTAAAGCGTCTGTTGCATTACCTAAATGGAATGCACAGTACATGCAAAACCCTACATCAGAAGAAGGTGCACTAATAAAACGTGAGTGGTGGAAGAAGTGGCCAGAAGAAAAAGGCATCCCATCTTGCGATTATGTTATACAATCTTACGATACTGCATTCCTTAAAAAAGAATCTGCTGACTTTAGTGCTATAACTACCTGGGGTGTATTCCGTGAATCAGAAGATTCACCACAACAATTAATTTTATTAGATGCTGTTAAAGAAAGATACGAGTTCCCAGAACTTAGAAGAGAGGCACTAAAACTATATAAATATTGGGAACCTGAGATAGTATTGATTGAAGCTAAGGCCAGTGGTCTGCCTCTAACTTACGAATTAAGAAATATGGGAATTCCAGTAATTTCGTTTACACCTAGCCGTGGAAATGATAAACATAGTAGAGTAAATTCTGTATCCCCGCTCTTTGAGTCGGGACAAATTTGGGCACCTACACATTTGCAGTTTGCCCAAGAGGTCATAGAAGAATGCGCAGCATTCCCATATGGCGACCATGATGACTTGGTTGATAGTACAACACAAGCTGTCATGAGGTTTAGGCAAGGTGGATTTGTAAACCACCCAGAAGATTACAAAGATGAGCCTCAACCAATGGAAACTAAGGAGTACTACTAGTTATGAAAACAATAATGGAAATTTTTAAACTGGCGACAAGGTTAAATATCAAACCTAAAGATGTAATTGGTATGGGTGGTGACATTGTTAAGATGGGTAAGAGTTTATTTAATACTAGAATAAATCCAGAGCTTACAAAATTTGTAAATGAAAAAGGTAGACTTCCAGAAAAGATAGCAGAAGAAATTAAACTGCATATGAGAACTTTGAAGAATGCATCAGAGTCTCAATTAGAATTATTTAAACTAAACCTAAAAGATTTAGTTAATGCAAAATTCCCACCTAAAGCCGATGTAGTCAAGTTGCCAGTGCCTAGTGACAAGAGACTAGTACCTAGCGACATGCGAATAGACAAAGAGGTAACTAAGATGATGGACAATGATGGTCCAATTGGGGCTCTAGAAAATATTGTCAAGAATACTACGCCTATGAATAGCAAAAAGTATCTTATCGATGAGATTAAAAGATATAACAAAAACGTCAGTACTGAAAATAAAACTATCGACGAATTAAAAGAGATACTAATGCGATTAGATACCGATGGTATTCCTTTCGCAGACGGTGGTATCGCAAATCATTTTAGGAACAAATAATGGCCTACATACCTTGGTGGCAAAGATACGAAGCACCTACGTTTGCAGAACGTTTTGAGCTTGGCGGACTTGCTAAAAAAAGAGTACCTTTTGCAGATGACCCCTTAAAAAATTTTGATTTTAACAGAAATCCATTAGGTAAAAATCAATATGTACTTAGATCAGATAAAGAAATACAAGCTATCATTGATAGCTATCCTGACAATTGGACAAAAAAAGATTTTAGAGGTGAAGGTAAATTAAACAAAGTAAAAATTTTAACACGTACAGAAACAGACAGACCAAACTTAAATTTTAAATTTGAAGGAAAAAGAACTTTTAAAGAACCTAACCAAGCAAATATTGAACGAGATAAAAAAATAAAAGTTAGTCAAGGAAATAGAATATCTGTTATTGGATCTGGACAAACAGGAGCACAATTTGGTCACGTGTATCCTATTATAGAAAGTGTTCCACAAGATACTAAAATGACAAACTTAATTATGGCTAAAGCTAATAGAGCTTTGGAAGGATTTAATCAAATTGGACAAAAGATTGCAGAAGAACAAGAATTTTTAGTTAAAAATAAACCAGAAGGATACAAAAAGAAATTAATGGAATTAAATGCAAAAGCTAAATTAAATGTTAACAATGCAATTAAAACTTTAGGTAAAGAATACAAAGGACAAATAGGTTATTTTACAGTTGATGTAGATACCCTAGAATTTAAAAAGAAAGCAGGTAACTGGGCTAATACTTTTGCTGGTGTAGATGGTGAACCAAAAGTAATTAAGGATATGTCAACTAAAGAAAGAAAAACTTTTGAAAAAACTATTTCTAAATTAGCTAAAAAATTAGAACCAAACGACATTAAAAATATTTCAAAATATTTAATTAAATTGGTTGCAACAAAAGGTAAGTCTTTTAGAAAAGGTGGACCGGTAAGACAAAAATTAGGACGTGGCTACTTAGCGGGTGGATATAAAAATATAAAAGATAAATATTATAAAGGTTCTGATTTAGAAGCAATTGTTAATAATTCAGAATTAGTTGCTGCTCAAATGGGATTGAGTGGTTTTGAAGAATTATTTAGATTGTTAGGTTTTTATGCAGACGGTGGTAAGGTTACTGGAGTAGATGACTACATAAGAAACAGGTACAAATGAAAAACCCAACCCTTGTTAAAAACATGAAACATGTTAAATTGAAAGAGATACCACCATTAAAGGGCCCTGATCCTAGAGGCTTGATAAAAGATAAAAAACAGGATAAACCTATACTTTTGGAGAAAACAAATGGCAGAAATAGATAAAGGCTTACCGAACGTAAGACAACAGATAAAAGTACCCTCACAGGACCAAATGACAGAAGTAGCAACTGAGCTACAAGAGTCAATGCCGTCTCCTGAGAATACCGAGATTAGAGAAAACGAAGATGGAACAGTAGATATAAACTTTGAACCAGGTGTTGTTGCACCGGAACAAGGAGAGAATCACTATTCTAACCTGGCAGATTTATTGCCAGATTCTGTTTTAGATCCTTTAGGTGCTGAGTTATACGGCAATTACACAGACTACAAAGAATCTAGAAGAGAATGGGAAAGATCTTACTCACAAGGTTTAGATCTTTTAGGTTTTCAATTTGAGCAAAGAACAAGACCTTTCCAAGGAGCGTCAGGTGCAACACACCCGGTCCTTGCAGAAGCAGTTACACAATTCCAAGCGCAAGCTTACAAAGAATTATTACCTGCATCAGGTCCTGTTAGAACTCAAGTAATAGGTAAGTCTACAAGAGAGAAACAAGACCAATCAGTTCGTGTTAAAAATTTTATGAACTATCAATTGATGGATGTCATGAAAGAATACGAACCTGAGTTTGATCAGATGTTATTTTATTTACCTCTTGCTGGATCTACTTTTAAAAAAGTTTATTATGACGATTTAATGGAACGAGCTGTATCAAAGTTCGTTACTGCAGATGACTTAGTGGTTCCGTATTCTGCTACCTCATTAGAGGATGCGGAAGCCATATGTCATGTGATTAAAATGTCAGGTAATGATTTACGTAAGCAACAAGTTGCAGGATTTTATAGAGATATAGAATTAGGCACACCTTACGCAGAAGAAACGGAACTTAAGAAAAAAGAACGAGAACTAGAAGGTACAAGAGCAAACGGTCAACAAAAAAATAATCCAATTTTTACGTTGATCGAATGTCATGTTAATTTAGATCTTGAAGGTTTTGAAGACAGAGGGGAAGACGGAGTCCCTACTGAAATTAAGATTCCATACATTGTAACTATTGACAATGGTACGCGAAAAATATTATCTATTCGAAGAAACTTTAGAGTAGATGATCCCAAAAAAGAAAAGATCCAATACTTTGTCCATTTTAAATTTCTGCCTGGACTAGGTTTTTACGGTTTTGGATTGATCCATATGATTGGCGGTCTAACTAGAGCAGCCACGTCTGCTCTTCGTCAGTTAATTGATGCAGGTACGTTATCGAACTTGCCATCAGGATTTAAACAGAGGGGTATCAGAGTTAGAGATGATGCCCAATCTCTGCAACCAGGTGAGTGGCGAGATGTCGACGCTCCTGGTGGATCTTTACGGGATGCTTTTATGAATCTGCCTTACAAAGAACCATCACAAACTTTATTACAGTTGATGGGAATTTGTGTAGATGCAGGACAGAGATTCGCGTCCATTGCTGACATGCAGGTTGGG